TTCTAAAAAATTGGCTGGTACTTTTTCTTGAGCGTTGAACGTTAAAGTGTAGCCCGACAATTCAGACATTGCTGCTCCGGTTACAATAGTTCCGCCATTTACGTCGGCTCCGTGTTCAAGTCCCATTAACATTACATTCGAGTTATAATCTTCTATTAAAATATGTGGTCTTCCGTATGCTAATAATTTTAATTCCTTATTATCGGCAGCTGACAATTTTTTTAACGTAATATTTAAAGTTTGATCGTAAAAAGTTGTTCCAGTTTCTCGACTTGATGTAACTGTTTGTTCTAAAGAACTTCCACCCTTTACTTCGTACTTATAAGCAGTAATAGAATTTGCTGTTCCTCCTATTTCGCTTCCAGTAAAGTCATCAACAACGTCTGTATGTGTTGAATCATAACTTACTGTTCCTAATTTACCGTAATCGATAAAGTATATGTTTTTTATTCCGCCTACAGAATCTTTGCAGGGTTCTTTCCGTCCTAAGGTTAAATCACAGGCCATAGTTGTTTAAATTTTTTTTTAAAAAAAAAGGTGAGTAGGCACATTTGGCTTACCCACCCTTTTAATTGATTAATATTGATTAAGAATAAAGCACGATATCTGAGCCAACTCCATATTGCACTCCTGCGCTGAATCTCATAACGACCCGAACATTTTTACTTCCGTCTATGTCTGCCATATCTAAAACTTTTACTTCATTTTGGTCCGATAATAAGCCGGTGCCAAAATATAGATTAGTCTTTTCTGCAGCGACCATTCTGTTATCAGCAAGGCCATTTGCTACTGCGATTTTAATTCCGTCAAATGTTAATGATTGACCGCTGAACCATTGAGTTCCTTTCGTGTCAGTACCAGCATTTGATGTAGCTGCCACAGAGAATCCACCAAGCGCTCTTACATAAGCCCTAGCTACATTCTGAGACACATAAATTGTCATATCCTCTGAAGAATACAGGTTTGAATTAATTGCATCCACTACGGCTCCCATTTGAGCTATTACATTTGTAGCATTTACGCCACCACCGACAGCTGCAACATCAGTTACGTCTGCATCAGCTAACATAAGTTCTGCGAATCCACCAAATTGACCAGCCGTTGCTGCTGCTCCGTTCCAAATAGATTGTTCAGTTCTTTGTGCTACTTTAGAAGCAACGTGACCAATTAAAAAGTCAGCGAATGAACTTGGTAAAGTGTCAAAAGAAGAATATCCCATTTGAATAGCATCCCAATCTGATTCGAAATCTGATTTACACAATTGAAGATTTACTTGTTGTTGAACCGGTTGAATAATTCTTTCGGTTAATGTTAATGTTGAGGTTGGATCAAAATCACAGGATGCGCTTTTAACGATGTCATCACTTGCTACTTTTTTGATTACTTCTTTAAATTTAATGTTTGGTTTTACAGTAATTAAACCGTTGTCCAAAGTTGAACCACTTAAAAGCGCTGCGGAAATGTACTGTCCAGCAAATTCGCCATTATAGGTAGTTGTTATAGAATTAGTTGTTGCCATTGTATATTTTTTTATTTATTTAATTATTATGCTTCAGATGCCCATACTCCGTCTCCGCCAGTAATGTACCATCCGGTAAGTTCGACAGCTTTAAGAGTAACCCAATCGCCTGTTGTAGCTGTAGCCTTAGTATTGATCCAATCTTTGTTTACTACTCCGCTAGCTTGTACTGCAGCAACAGTTCCGTTAATTGCATCAGCAGCATTTGGAGAAAGTGTAATAATGTTATTACCATCTGCTCCTATGTTACGAAATGTAAATTCAGCACCTATGTTTGAAGTTGTTATTAGAGGAAGCGTCATAACCTTTGCATCTGTTGCAATGTTAAATTCTACACCTGCATCATTATTACTTATATCCTGAGTATCAGTCAAAGTTTCTTGCTTTGATCTCGCTCTTAATACGTCATTACTTGTTGTTGTTGTTGTTGACATTTTTTATTTATTTAAAGTTTGATATTTTTTGCATTACTCTATCTAAAGTGTTACCACTTCTTTTCTGCGAATAAAGACTTGTTTGTTTTTTAGTTTCGGTTTCTGGGTTATGATTAACCTTTTCCACTTTTTCAGCGTAAACCGTTTTGGTTGTAGTTTCTTCTGATTTAACGTTTGTGTCGGCTTCTTCGCTCATTTCTTCTTCTTCTTGTTTTGGATCAAGAATAGCTTTAATTTCTTCAACTACTTTTTTAACTTCTTCAAGTTCTTCTTTAGTTGCATAGCCCATTTCTTCTTTAGGCTTTTCATCTTCAGCTTCTACTTCTTCTTCAACAGGCGTTTCTTCAACGGCTCCAATAGAAGAAATAACTCCCTCTTGTTCAACTATTAAAGTTTCACCATCGACTAGTTTATATTCCCCAACCGGTAATGGAACCTTTTCGTCCTCAGTAACAATAAAAACTTCTGAATTTGGCTCAAATGCCTCAGATTCTATGATTGTTCCGTTCTCAAGCTCGGCTTGTGCCAACTTAATTTCTTTTTCTTCGGATAGTTCAACCCCAAGAACTTCTTTAACTTTATTTAACATTTCAATTGATTTCATATCTATATAATAAATTAGTTTTTAGTTTGTTGTATTTTTAGTTTGCTGCTTGACACGCTGCACAGTTATTATAAGCTGTCGCTGTACTTACTTCGAAATGTCCGTTGTTTCTTGTTTCTGTAATTGTGTAACAATCTGTATGATTATGATGAACAAATACTAAATAATAAATATCACCAACAGTTAATTCAAGATCGTGAGTATGTATGTGTTTATGTCCACCATTACAATTAGTTACTGTATAGTATCTTGTAACTGATGTCTTAGTTATATTGCCAATACCTTGCGCTTGTAAACTACCATCGCAACATTCTCGAGAATAAGTCTCTTTGTCTTTACACAAACAAGCTCGTTTGTCATTTTGTGGACTTTCGTTTTTTCCGCTGTTACTCATTAAACAATTCTTTTAATCGTTTTATGGTTTTTTGTGCTTTTACTTCAGCTTTGTCTTTTATTGGTTCGTTGGGTCTTTGTAATTTATCCGCAAAATAACCTTCAATTGAAAACCCCTTTACCACGCCACTTTTAACTTGTTCCCAAACTTCATCATTTAAAACTTTCATTGAAACCATCCACGTTCCCATTGGCACGTTTAAATCATACATTCTACTTTTGTCTTGTTCAGATTCTACAATCCAAGATTCAACAGCAGTTAATCCCTTTAGTTCTAATTGATGTTCTAAAGTAGCATTGTTTTGATTGCCTCTAATAAAGAATAATTCACTTGCTTTTCTAACTGTCGTTTTAGAAAAATAAATATAATATTCTTGATCCTCATTTTGACGATAAATTGGTTTATTGGGAATTAAAGCAGCTCCCATTATCAATCTTTTTTCTTTGTCAATTTCAGCAAGTTTAAATTCTTGTTTTTTTAATGCTATAAAATCAGATTCAATGGCAGGATTTTCTACCACCGAAATAGCTTCGATTCCTGACACTTCATCTTCTTCATCTATAAAAAGTTCAATTATATCCATAATATTATAATAATTATTAAGTTTGTTTGTTGTGTTTTATCCTATTGAGGCTCCTTCTACAATGTTACGATCTAAAGATTGTGCTGTGGAAACGTCGCCACTCACTACAAAGGCTTTTACCGGCTTTTTATTGTCTTCTCCTATAGCTTGTGCAAGTTGATTGGTATCAGACGAACCAACAACGTTAAAACTCGGTGGTTGAGATGCTGAGGGTGCTGATCCGCCTCCACCGCCAGATGAAGATGAACTTGGCTTTTTGGAACTCACAATACTTTTAATTGTCTTGAGAGCAAACGCTCCTGCGATTCCTGCTTGAATAAATGGATATGCTGGGAATGCTGCTGTTATTGGTGAAGCACTTGCTGTAGTAAATGCGGCTTGAACTCCTTGAATTCCAGATATTGTTGCTTGAGCAAGTGCAGCCGCTTTACCTACTTTTGATCCTTCGCCAGCCAAACTAATAATAGCGTTTAAAGTATTGTCTCTTTGAGAGGCCGCTAAATCTAATGCAGCCGCTTCTGCGTCTTGTTTTTCTTTTAATGCAACAGCTTCGGCTTGATCTGATTTTTGTTTTGCATCCGCTGTTTCTTTTGCTATTCTATCGTCTCTCTCTTTATTTTCTGCAGCCGCTTGATCTGCAATTGCTTTTAATGCTGCTGCTTCTTCAGCTTTTAATGCTATTATTTGACCAGTAACTTCTTTTTGTTTTGTAAGTTTAGCAGTTTCTAAGTCAATCAATCTTGCTTTTAGTTGCTCTTCTTCTATTAAGTCTTCTTTAGTTGATTTTGATAATGAATTTTCTAAAGTCTTTGCTTCTGATCTTATTCGGGCAGCTTCAATTTCTTGATTTGTTATTTTTTCTTCTAAAGCGGCTGCTTCTTCTAAAAATCCAATTCTTTGAGCTGTTGAAAAGTTTTCTTTGTCTATTGCTTGTTCTAAAAGTTTTGCTCTTGTTCTGTTTGCTTCTGCTCGATCAACTATTAAGTCCCTTTCTAATCTATCAGCTTTTGCTTTAGCGTCTGATATTTTAGCAGCAAGTTTTGCGTCTTTAATCGTTTCTTTTATAAGTTCTTTCGTAGCGTCTATTGTCTTATTAACACCGTTGTATAACGCTTCAGCAGCAATAACTGCTGGATTGATTGCTCTATTAATTTCAAGCACTCCTT